TAATCAGTTTATAAAGAGCATTCTTTCTCACTTGAACAAAATGAGCCCTACCAGCTCCAAACATTACATTTTCAAGTTTAAGAATATCTCCTAAGAATGGTTGTCCAAAAGAAGTTTCTGGAGAGTTGAATACATGTCTATATTTAGAACCATCTGCATTAAATCCATCTAAGTTCTTAGGAACACAAATATCGTATCCTACAGATCCCACTTTTGTAATATCATAATCTGTATCTCCTGATACCCACTCAGGAATAATTAATGAATTAAATGTAGATGTACCAGTTACTTCTAATAGAGTTTTATTTGGAGGCTGGGTACAACATGCACTTGCTGGATTGTTTGCACAATAATCACAAATAGAAGTGTAAGGTGCAGGACTTCCACAAGCTCCTGTAGCATCTACAGTGGGAAAATAAAAATTAAAAAATCCAGAAAATGATCCATCTCTAGGAGTGATCGTATATATATTATATGTGTTAGATTGAAAACATCCTTTACCACTAATAATTCTTGGAGAAGGAAAATCAAGACAACAGAAGTTTAAAGTTTCTCCTACAGATGTAGCTTGTTTTGTAACAATTGTGTTTGTGTAGCAATCAATGTATTCAACTATAAATGGACTAACACCATCAAGTTCTGTAACAGTTACACTGAAGTTTCTACATATGGCATTACCACCATCTTTTGCATTTGCTGTATAAGCGTTATTCTGAGCTAGTAAGAATGGATCTATAGAAAGATCATTATAAGGATAGTTAGGATAGTAGTATTCTGTGCCTTCTCTATCATACTTACCAACATTTCTAAGAATACCTTTAGCAACAATAGATCTATTTGTGTTTCTATTTCCTCTTACAATCTTAAAGCCTTCTATATTATCTTTTTCAGTTTGTGAAAGACCTGATTGACCAATTAACACTGCTATCTGTGATAAGTCTACACTTACACCAATAGGATATATAGCATCCTTTTGTACAGTCATTGCTCCTGGAGAGGAGAATATAGCTGACTCATAAATAGGACTTACAAGAGCATCTGGAAACTTATGATGTCTAATTGGTTGGTTTGATAAGTCTCCCCAAACTAATTCATTACATGGATAGGTTTCTGTTGATTCCCAATAAGCAAATTCACCATATTGGTAATTACCTTTATAGCTAGTTGATGTGTTATACTCTGGAGAAAATCCTGTTACAGTGGCACTATTATATATCTTCCACCAAGGACTAGTTCCTGTAAGAGGATCTGGTTCTCCTATAAAATCATTATTGGTAGGAGAAACAGGAGATAGATCATTAGCATTTGCACTTCTCCCTGGGATATGAAAGCCATCAGTTTGTTTACCATTTTTTAATAAGAATACAATTTCAAATGCATACACCTCATCACGCATGTACCCACGAAGGTTAGTTGCGTTAAGTCCATCAGCATAAGTTTCTGTATTAGGGATTCTATATGATTGCCATTGAAGAGTTATTTGATTTGCTATTCTTTGGTAATTAACTTTATCTATAGATGTTAATTGATCCCACACAAGAATATCTCTCACCATTGTAACATCTTGAGCTATTTCATAATATGGAAACTTCTCAAAGATGTCTTGAAGCGTAAGTCTTATTTGTTCTTGATTTTGTCCAGTGTAAGTTATCACTGTTGAAACTTCATCAATAAAATATGTACCAACTAATTCTACAGATGTAATAGCGTTAATGGTTTTTATAACAGCTAAGTTATAATATTGCCATTGTCCTGTTACATCTAGATTAGATATAGTAAGTTCAATAGATCTACCTACTGGATAATTAAAATTAGGAGTGGTGAGTTGTGGATCAGAAATAGGTGTGGGGTTGGTTACTGAATAATAAGAAGAATAACCAAATCCTATAGCATCTGAATATTGAATAGCAAATTGATATGTACCAGCAATTAAGTCTCCACCAGTATTGATGTCAGTCACCTCTAACTGAGGAATAGAAAAATTAGGTTGAAGTTCTAACTGATTACAGTCAAGTTCAGTGGTGAATTGAGGATCACAAAGATTAGATGCATAACTTTGTATATAAGGAATCTTATCTATATCTAGATATCTCCTAGGATTTAATCCATCAGTCCAATAAATTTCTGTAGTACAATTTGTTATCTTATGTACTGATTTATGAATTGGATTGTTAATATTAAAGTTTAAACATTTAGCATTAACAAGAGTGCGATATATACAATCATTATTATCCATATATCCTATCTCAGAATCTCCTGTTTCAGGATTTACAATAAAGAATATATGTTTATTTTTTTCAAATATAGAATGAGTACCAATCAGTTGATATCCTTCAGGTAAATCAAAACAAAGTTCATTTCCTGGTTCATTTTGATAGTTAACAGAATTTGCATCAAAGTTTTCTACAGCAGCATTTAAAGCATACGTAAGACTACCCTTATTAATCTGATTAATAGATTGATCTAAATTTAATCCAACAGTGGCACTGTTATATTCTTGATTAACAGCACTACTATCAGGACTAACTAAATTCTTTATTTTGCTAACTATATTATTGTTATCTTCTGCCATGGTTAATTTTAGTTATTTCTTCTTCCGAATCTATTAGTTCTATTAGGAAGTTCATACATATTAAACCTATTCAGATCATTTTTAATTCTTCTCTGTTTAGCCCAAGCATCTTGTTTCTTTATTTCAATATCAGCCATTATAAATGCTTCATCATGAAGTTGTTTATAGTATAGCATCTTCTGTTGTATTTGATTAAAGGTTTCATCATTAATCTGATTAGACAGAACTTCAAACACTTTGTATTTAATAAAAGCTTCTACAAATTCCCTAACACGATAATTGTCTGGGATCATTTGGTTACCAATATTATCATATTCTGTAACATACATTAATAGATGTACAACACCATCTCTAAAATTAGTAACAAACTTATTGTCTCTAATGTCAAAAGAATCATAACTAGATGATCCTGGCGTAAATTCTCTATTCTGAGCTTCATTTGTAAAAGACCAAGCTTCTGTATAATCCACTGTACAATTTCTATGTGCAGAAATACTTCCTGGTTTTAGTAAGTATTCTCTCTTAAAGTTTACAGAAGAAGACACAGTGCTTTTGTATATAGTCTGCTCTATTACAGTGCAAGTACCATTACAATTAGGATCTGTACATCCAGGAGATGAACAAGGTTCTCCCCCTACATCTAGAGGTCTCACTTGAATATTCTCTGTTAATGTAGCTTGAGAATAAAAAGATCCAGAGTCTTGATTATCTACAGGAAGTGCTGAACATCTCCAAGCTTCTCTAACAGCAAAAAAGTTGTCAGGGAGTCTAGCTTCAAAGTCTCTAATTTCCAAAATTACTTCTGCAATTACATAAGAAGATCTTCCTAATTTTCTAAGACACTTATCAAGATAGGTGGGAAACATTAAGTCATCCACAGCACCTGTATCAAAGTAGCTTTTTAATTCTTCCTTTACAGTTGAGTAAACAGGTTCAGGAGAAACAAAATTATATTTATAATAGTAACTCATAATATTAAATTATTTTTTCCACTCTTGATAGAGATATTGATATTTATCCTCAATTTTAAGGAAATGTGATAGTAGTCTTGATGTAGCTCTTGAAGGTTTAAAGTACCATAGTTCTAGATGTTTGAATCTAGCTGTATCTTTAAACCACATCCATCCAAAGAAGTAGCCTTCTGTATGGTAGTTGAAGTTATAAATTACTTTACCCTTCTCTTTAGTTTTTTGCCAATCTATAGGAAGATTGACAAACTCTTTGCCATTTATTCCTTTTGTTTTTCTTCTCTTCTTTTTGTTGATTGAGAACTCTCCAAAACCAAAAGGAAGTTTTGCTCTCTCACCAGTTTCTAGAATGTATTCTTTGTAGGATTCATTAAATGCATATACTATAATTTTCCATTCATCGAATGATATCTTTATAGAATTATGTTTCTTACAGAAGTTGTTATAATTATCTTTACTAGAACTTCTCCAATCAACTTTGGTACGCATGTATGTTATCTTGTTGGTGGTACATTAGGAGCTTGACCATCTAGATTATCTGCTGAAACATCAGTTTTTAATTGGAAGAAGGTAGATAGAAGTTTTTGTGATGTTAAATCTAACACTTGCTTCTCTAAATATCCTGGAAGAGAAAATGGTTTATCTAATGGATTCATACACCAATCTTCATCAGTTGGTCCACAACCTCCACATCCAGATTCAGGATACATCACTTCATTAGGCACTTCTTGTTCAAAACAAGCAGAAATTCTAATTGCTTTAAGCAATGGATTATTTACATATAAGTAACCATTTAATATCCAATAATATTCTTGATTCTTTATGATAGGAAGTTTTAATAAATTGATATATCTATTTATAGTAATCTCTTTTAATTTTTTACCTATTCCACTCATTGCATTGATTGAGTACACACCTTGAATTAAATATTGATAATTTCCTTCAGATATACGAGGAAGTTTAAATCTACTTCTTGCAACACTACAAGGATCTTGATAATCACAACATTCAGAAATAGGAACCTCAATCATTTCAAGGCATGGAATAGTAGTGAATAGAGTGCTGGTAGCCCAAAGTTTTCTAAGGTTAGTCTCTCTCTTAATCAATAAGATACTATTATTTCTAACCTCAGAAGCAATAGCTCTATCTGTAATCAAACTATCTGTTGATAGGATTTTATGCATAGAACGTATGTCTGAAACTAACTTTCTTAATGTTGCCATTATTTACAATCTAAATTCGAATTCACTTATTTTACCTAAATCTTTATCATAAACTAAAGCAAGAGCTGCTCTAATACTATGTACAAAATTATTATCTAAATGCCATCTATCTGTTCCAGATAAACTAGGCATCTGTTGTATTCTCACTCCTTTAATTTCTTTAGCCATGTAGTGATGCTTATCTCCTGTATGCACTTCTCTGTAAGTAGCATTACCAAATGCTTGACTATATTCAGGATGTGTTGCAAACAATAAAGGAAGATCTTCTATCTTACAGTTACCATGATGATAACCGATAAAAGTGTTACCTAATAAAACAGCTTTAACTACACTATGTTCTCTATTAAAGATGATATTAGGATCTGCTGCAAAGTAAACTTCTAAAGCATGTGCTAGATAATAAGACTTAGTCTTATCATGATTACCTTGTACTAATACAACAATCACTTCACTAGAAACTTTTTTCATCATAGTGATAGTCTCTACAAGTAGAGAGAATCCTACTTCATACTCATTAGCATAATCAATAATAGTATCTTGTGGTGTACCACTAGTTGTTTGATTTTGATAATTATCTGTATGAAAAAAATCATTTGATATTGGGAATATAATTGTATCAATATCATAAACTGCTTTTACATCATATACTAATGATGTAGCTGCTTTAAAATATCTTTCACATCTTCTAGTAATAGAATTATCTCCATCTACATGACTTTTAGCTAAATGAAAATCAGATATGGATATTTCAACATCAACTGTTCTATTACTAAAATTAAGTTCAGGTTGTTTTTGTTCCTTATAATTAGATTTATATTTTTCTAAAAACTTTGCAAAATCTTCAGCAGTGTAATCGTTTGGTTTTTTAAGTTTGGAAAATACTGAAGATGTAAATTTTCCATTGGGAAGTAGTTTAGACCAGTAGTTTGTAATGATATATTTATCTAAATTAATCTTATGTAATCTAGCTAACTCAATATCATTTTTAGGTTCATAGCTTAGTGTTAATATACTTTCTATTGTTCCTGTTTCATTGTTCACTTTACGAGTTGATTGATAATCTACATTGTTGTTTTTCAACTGGTTAAGTAAATCATTCACTTCAATCTCACTAATTCCAAGCTTTTTGGCATAAAAACTTTTACTTCCTTTTTGCTTCAATAATCTTTTTAACTGATATAGAAGCTCTTGGTTTTCAGACATATATAGTCGAGTTTAGATAAAAATTTAGTAAAGATACAAAATAGTTTTTTAAAATACCAAATAATTTAAACTAACTATGTTATTGTCTATAATCAATTTAGTTATAAAATAAAAAACTCCTGAGAAATTAATCTCAGGAGAATCCTGTAAAACCAACAAAACAGGATTTTTGTATTTTAAAAACAATCAGTTTGACCTGATATAAACCCTGAAGCATTATAATATCCTACATAAAAATCAGTTGGGTTTGATGCAAGAGAGTATAAAATATATTTATTATATGCAGCAGGATTATCATAATGAGGAGGAGTTAAACCCATATCATTGAAAAACTCTGTTACACCAGCAGAAGTAAGTGAAGTAGAATATACAGCTAGTTGAGGGAATCCTAAAGATACATAACTTCCTGTTTGATTACATGCATCTCCAGTGATATCAGCGTATCCATATAAACCATATAAAGTTCCCATTATTGGGCCAGATGTAGTGGTTGTGGTAGTAGTACTAGTAGATGTTGTACTACTTGTAGATGTAGTTGTGGTGGTACCACTAATAATTAAATCAATGTAATTGATACATACAGAATCAGATGTCACTCTTATCACTACAGTTCCATTTGGAACTAAAAAAGAAGTGTATCCTGATACTAAAGAAGCTTTAGGTACATTGTTTTCAAAAGGAACTACAAACCCATCTACATCTGAATAAAGATCAAATGGTCCTGTATCAGAACCTGCTGTTGTTAATGTTATTAATACTGTCATCATATCTTATTGGTTTATATACTTGTTGTAGTAGTGGTGGTTGTTGCAGGACATGTATTTACCAATTGACAAAAGTATGCTTGAAGAATAGGATTGTTTTTAATAGTGTTTATTATCTGTCCTACAAACTCATCAGAACATATTTTTTCATCTATTTTTTGTAAAGCAACTTCAACTGTATCAGTTGATTGAATACCTGTACAGGCAAGGTTTGGTCCATTATATATAATCTTATTACTTGTTGAACATGGTGTTGTGTCACAAGGAGAATCAAAAGCAAATGGATAAGCAACTCTGTAAGCATCATAACAATTCATTCCAGGTAAACATGCCATATTTTAAAATTAAGGAATATATATAATATAGTTGGTTGCTAATACTGGAGGAATATTTGTATGTGATTGACCACCTCCTGCATTATTAACAGTGACATTTGCAGTGACAGAAGCAGAACTACTTTTACCTAATGTAGCAGCAGTAGTAGAAGCCATTATCTCATAATCTATATTTTGACTAGAATATGATCTAGCTCTTGCAACATTATCTGTAGCATTCACTTGTCCAGCTCCAGTAGTATTTACATCTGTAGTATACATAAAATGTGTATGATCAACAGGGGTAGATGTTGTAGTGTGAGTGTGTGCAGGAATTTGTGGTGTAGTTAAAACTACATTGTTTGTACCATTAACTGAGTTTAATGTGTATGTAGGATTACCTGCCACTGCTGGATCTACTACAGGACTCATTGCACCTCCAGGAACACCTGTTGTTACACCTACACCAATTCTACCTCTTTTATCTGGAGTGCCATTGTTTCCATTACATAAATAGATTTTATCCCATCCTAAGCCTGCAATACCTGCTCCAGCATCAAAATTAGATAGTAGACCATAGTATTCCACTGCAGTGAATGGAACCATTTTAACATACTGTTGTGCAATAGGAGCTATTGAATTTAGATAGGCTTGTATTAATGCATCTAGATCATCAAGTTTTACATAGTTTGTATCTACATCTACCGCAAGAGCTACTAATGCAGCATCCACATCACAAAGTTTTGTGATTACAGCTTGTAGAATATCATGTGTACCACTTGATGCAGATACACCTGTTAAACAATCAACATCATAATTTCCTTCAAGAGCTGCAAGTTCTGCAACAATTACATCTATTTGATCTTGTAAATCACAAGAAGCTTGAATTAAAGCTTTGAAAAGGTTTAACGCATTTAGGTCTTCACAATCAGGAAGATATTGATTAACTAGAGTACAAATAATTGCAGGGTCTATAGTTAGTTTAATTCCTGTACCATCTAGTGTAGATGTAAGAAACTCAATAAGAGCCTGTTCTACATAAGACAGAGAGTCTCCTGTTTGTATTCCCAAAACAGGAACATCTATTCCTGTATATCTAACACACTTATCTGAGACAATCTCAGTACATCCATTATAGCAATTTGAACAAGACATGTTTATTTATATTTTAAAAGTTTTACTCTACTAGCAATCATTTCTACAGTGAATGGTGCAGCATAATCTGGATTACAAAACTTATACGTTAGTATTCTTTTGTAATTCAGAAGATCCATCATTGCTTCTGATGCAATAGGTTGGTTTAATGAATAGATAAGATTGTTATATAGATTAACTGCTAATTCTGTTAGTCTGCAATCTATATCATTTAATAGTGCTGTAACTGTAGCACATGCTGGGTAAGTAGTAAGTCTAGGAGTTAACATATTTTATAACTTGTTTAAACTTTGTAGCAGCTGCACGACACATTGCACAAAGACCATTAACTAATTGACATCCACATCCAAAGTTTGCTTTACATCCTCTACAAGTAGCCATATTATCTAAAGTTTACAACATAGTTATTACCAGAGCAATAACAATTATTTTTGATAAAATTATTTAACATTCTATTCGCTTGATCATAAAGCCTATTTGCTTCATCTATAGCACAATTATTTGCAGCTGCTATAGATCCTTGAATAAAGAAATATATACTTGTAAGATTAACTTTCTGTTGAGTTTTTATAGCTCTGTCACATTCCATCATATCAAGTTTCATAAATGCTTCATCAAACTTCTCTTGTAACTTCTCCACTCGCATTATACTTTTTTCAACAAAGTTTTCATACGCAGGAGCAACAGTGTACTTAAGTATGTACAATCCATCAGGAAGAGGAATCAGAGGTTCACCTAATAGAGTGAGTCCTAATGAAGCAGATGTAAAGATGTTAAAATCATTTGGTACAAATGGTAACACTACATTTCCTAATGATGGAACATCTATCTCAATTGTTGGAGCTGTTACAATAGGAGGATTTGTAGGATAAGTTGATGCATCAGCTATTCCTAATGTTAATGTACTGTATGTAGGTACTACTACTATATCTAGATTTAAAGCTGGCATAATTAGTTTAAATAAATATGCCAGAGGATCTGAGATTTAATCCTCTCACCTCTGGCATAGGTTATGTGATATTTAATTTACAACTATCCAATTATGGAATTAAAGTGGAAGTGGTTGTAGTAGTAGGCCAAATTGTAGTGGTGGTTGAAGTGGTTGTAACACAAGAGTTATCATTAACCACAGTACCAAGACCAGCTTCTAATACAGTTTCAATAGCAGCAGCAATTCCACTTACATCTGCGTTAGGAGCAGCAATGATCACCATAGAATCTTCCATGATATAATCACCCCACTGATAAGCAGCTTTATTGTACTCATTAAACTTAATATAATAAGTGTCATAAGTCACTCCTGAAGATACCCAAGACTCGAAGTTCTCGTTGTATCCAGCCATTCTGTAAAGATGCTTTAAGTATCCTGCTTGGTAGCTGTAGAAATTCTTCTCTAATTGAGCAATTTCAGCAGATTGACCTGAAGGGTAAGAAGCACGTTGGATAATGATAGGATCAGCAACAACGTCACAGTTATCATAAACAATAAAGTCAGCAGTAGTAGCAGGACCATTGTATACGAAAGTTCTAAAGTACATTCTATCATATTCAAAAGGGAATGCAGCAACATCACATGGTTGACCATATACAGTTAGAGGCTTTCCAGTAATACGAAGGATTGCAGAAGCGTCATTACCTAAACGTTGGAATGTGTAGAATGTATTGAAGCTGATGTTATCAGGGTTGTTACCAGGAGCTTGTTGCTCTAGTTTAGCAATAACACTATCAATAAATTCAGGAATATCAACTTGATCACAAGGATTAGCATCACAAGCACAACAAGGAGCTTGAACAGTTACTGAACGAGTGAAACCATTGAAATACAAGGTGTCAATGTAAGAAGAATGTGCACGAAGAGTTAATGTAACTACATCACCACACTGTACATTCCAATTAGTTACATCAGTAACTTGAGTTGCAGCAGTGGGACATCCTTTTACTGTGTACCATTCAGTTACGTTAGAATTGCAACCAGAACCTGAAGGACATCCTTTAATCTTATCAGAACGTTTAGATCCTTGTAGATAAGTGTTTGTTCTACCTTGAGCTATGTAGAAATAAGGAGAAGCAGCAATATTAGCAGCTGTTGCTAAAGTATAGTCACTTCTAAAAATACCCACTTGACCTGCAGCGAGGTCTTGGGTTGAACCAGAGCTAGGAAGAGCAGTCTGTCCTACTGGAACCACGAATAACGTGGTTAATGAAAAATCAGCCATTTTTTATATTAATTTAATTGTTTAAAATTTTATTCATTTGTTTGTATCCTGTATGCTGCACTTTGTACAGCAGATTGATTCTCAGTATACATTGCAAGATTTTGAACTGTAAGA